ACGTGAAATCGGTGACCATATCAAAGCTGGTAAAGAGTTTCCTGAGTGGATGCAAAACAAACTTAGCGGTCTACATGAGAAAGCTAAAGACATGCATTCAACTCTAGGCGCACATGGCGGTGATGACTAATGAAACCGTTTAAGGACCATCGTGCAAACGATATTGATGAGATTTGTGAAGAGTGTAATCTTTACGAAGACTTGGTGCTTGAAGCTGCCGAGCATCAAGGCAAGAAAGTTACACTAAACGATCCTATTCGTGGTGGCTCTAAGAAGTTCTATGTGTATGTAAAGAACGACAAGGGCAATGTAGTCAAAGTATCATTTGGCGATCCGAATATGGAAATTAAGCGTGATGATCCTGGTCGTAGAAAATCATTTCGTGCAAGACATAATTGCGACAATCCTGGACCAAAGTGGAAAGCCCGCTACTGGTCATGCTGGCAATGGCGTAAAGGCGCTAAAGTCGATAACTAATAAATATAACGATAAACTAGTTAAACCCCTGAGAGGACAAAATGTTTAGAAAAGAAATTACACCGTTGTCGGAAGGCATGATTGATGGGATTGCAAAGACTATCAACAAACTGCAATATGTCGAAGAGAAAGCGTCACGCCCAGCAGATAGTGCTGATGGTGACGTAAAAGCACAAGACATTTCTGGCGAAGAAGAAGTCAAAGCTGACGGCTCTACTGCTAAAGCACCTGCACGTAAAGGTGACCAAGCAAAAGCCGACTCTATGGAGAAAGTCAAAGAAGATGCATCTAACGATGAATCTGATGATGGCGAAGGTCTAGATAAAGTAGATCCTAAAGCCGCTAAGAAGAAGTTTGCTAATCGTAAAGATAAAGACCTTGATAATGATGGCGACACCGACTCATCTGATGAGTATCTTCACAAGCGCCGTAAAGCAATCGGTAAAGCACTTGCGAAAGAAGAAACATCAAATTTTAATCAACCAATCACCGAGAAGATGGGTGACGATGATTGGGTTCACATTGCACGTGCAGGTTCTTTCTACAATCCAAAGAAAGACAAAATCATTGGCTATAGCAAATCACCTAAAGACCCTAATCGTTCACCTAAAATAAAGTCTGGTGCTAACTCTGCTATGCGTATCGGAGATGCGAAGAAGAAGGGTTATGCTATTAAAGAAGAAGTTGAACTTGATGAAGCAAAATCTGATTATACAATTAATCACAAGACGTTCTCTTCGGCAGTGCAACATGCTGTTGAAGTAGCGAAGAAGCGTGGTTTCGAAGTAGACGATGAGGACTATGACCGCAAAGTCGCTATGGGTCCACGTAAACCAAGTAAGGGTAAAACAAACTCTTACTCAATTGCTCTTATGAAGGGTGGCAAGCCTGCGAAGCAAAAGCTTCAAATGCAAGTTTACTACGATGAAGGGCGTTACGAGTTAAATATGTATATCAGTTAAGGAGACTATTATGTTTGGTTGGATTAAATCATTGTTTGGTTTTGGAAAAGTTGAAGTGCAAGAACCGCAAGTAAAAACAGTTGCTATTACAGAAAGCAACGAAAAAGACTTGCCAGAGAAGCCTAAGCCTGCACCTAAGAAAAAGGCAGCGGCTAAGCCGAAGCAACCAGACTTCAATAAAATGACGAAAGCGGAACTAGAGACTTGGGCTAAAGAAAATCTTGGGCTTGATATCGACCGCCGACGTAAAAAAGATTTTATTATTGAGACTATCGAAACCAAACTAAAGGAGAAGTAAGATGGCACTATGGGGAAACACAGACGAAGATGCATCTGTTCCAAAGTATCTGAATGCAGAAGATAATGCTAAAGCGTATTTCATCGATACGACTGAAGCAGCTGTTGATGCAAACAGAGACAAAGGACTTAAAACAGGTGGTTGGAATCTATATGAAACCTACACCGACGCAAATGGCGCAACACGTCATAAAGTCGAATCACTAGTTGCAATGGCAGTATCACAAGCAGACGCTGGTGATGCAGGCACAACTGGTAACACTGCTGTTGAAGACGCTACCGTTGCCGACTCAGCTTAATACACTAAATAGTAGTGTATACAGTAAGGGGCTTAACGGCCCCTTACTAAAATTATAATAATTACGAACGGCGAATACCTTATGAAGTTAGATGAAGATACGTTTATGATATGGGCAGCAAAGCATTATGATATGCGCAGGGCTGCGTCTATTGATGAATTTAACGATGATTTAAAACGATTTCAATATCTTAAACGTCTTTTTAAAAGATATGAAGATACGAATGAGTTGAAAGTAAGGTTGATACTTAATCACTTGATTGTTCTATACAATTGTTTTGGTGTGGCAGCAACTCCAATGTTGTTTATGAGATTAGAAGAGTATCATAAATTTTTAAAGCCGTTTGTTATGTATTTGAGTTATATGCCTACGCTCATAGAGTATGGCGAAAAGAAAATCATTAACTCCGATATACCACTTGATGCAAATATTATAGAAGAACTTAGGAAAATCTGATGATTGTTGACTTATTTTTAGTATACCAGTTTATCAAACGTCTAGCTACTCCTTGGGAGAAGTGGCCTGCGTATGAGTTGGGTATCATCGATAAAGATGGGAATCAGCTTAAGAAGCGCAAAGATTTTCGAACAGTTAAAGAACGTGATGCATGGGGTAAATTCGACTTAATGATTGCGAAGTTAAAAAGGCTTCTCAATAAGATCCCAGGCGGGCAGACAAGAATTGCATCTTATGCAGCCGCACTATGGCTAATTAAAGAGCATAGAGATGTAGACGTAGAAACTCTGACAGAAGAACAACTAGAAGAGCAGTTGAACGAGTATCTGACATTTGTTAGAGAAAGCCGTGAAGACGATATTAATGCACTATTTGAAGAAGTTATGAGCGCAGCACCAGTCAACTCGGCTGGATCAGGTGCTATAGCAGGCATAGGTATAGGCAAAGATGGCGAACCTGGCTTGACTAAAAAGCAAATGGACAAATATAAAAAGCGAAACAAACAGAAAGCTGTGCGTGGCGTTTTAAATAAAACATAGGCCAGACTCATGTCAGATCAAACTATTAACGATATGCGAACCGATGTAGAAATACTTAAGAAAGATGTTTCTAATATACAAGGTTTGCTGGGCAGACTAGATACAGCGATAGATAAGATTGCCGATGCTACTGGCGGTATCTCAAATCTACTTGCTGTTCACGACCAAGCTATTCAAAATGTGCAAGAAGATATAGAAGAGCGCAAGCGTCTCGCAGAAAAAGAAAACGAACTTCTTCATCAACGTATCTCTGATATGAAAGATGAGAGTGCAACTCACCATAGAGAAAATCACAAAGCTGTTATGAACAAGCTTGACTCTATGGGCAAAGAAGTTAATTCTGAGTTGAAAGAAGTCAAAGAACGTGTTACAATACTCGAAAGATGGAAGTGGTGGGTCATGGGTGGTTCATGGGCTATTGGCTTCATTATCGCTACTATTCTACAAGCAGGTGGAATTGTTCAACTATTTGCCAATTAGGGGTTGACATGCACCCCTCTCCTGTGTATAATGACTATTAAGGTCATTGATAATACTATGGAGTTACATCATGAATTTAGTAGACTTAAAGTATGCTGGTATACTTTCTACAAGACTAGAACGTTATTCGATTAAGTCTAATACGCCATACAGGGCTAATTGTCGATGCCCTATCTGTGGTGATTCCCAAAAAAACAAACATAAAGCAAGAGGGTGGATTCTTGAGAAGGATAACTCTGCCATATACTATTGTCACAATTGTGGTGCTTCTATGGGGATGCGTAACTTTCTAAAAAGCATTGATGGCAATCTATACAATGAGTATGTAGTTGATATTGCATTAGAGAAAGGTTACAAGACTAAAGCAGTAAACGAACTAAAGCCTCTTGAAAAGCTAACTACTAGTAGACCTAAGTTCACTAAAAGGGGTAGCCCACTACTCAAAATTAAAAAGGTTTCTAGCCTAAATTATTCCCACCCTGTGAAGAAATATGTTCAAAAAAGAGCAATCCCAGCTGATCAGCAATATAAATTATATTACGCACCTAAGTTTGAGGAGTGGACAAATTCTCTGATACCAAACAAGCTACCAGAGAAGCTAGTCAAGCCTAGATTGGTGCTACCATTCATTGATAAGAAAGGCAACGTCTTTGGCTACCAAGGTCGTGCTTTTGATAAAGAGAGCATACGTTATATTACGATTATGCTTGATGAAGATATGCCCAAAATCTTCGGTTTGAACACCGTTGATTTTAATAAGAAGTATTACGTAGT